ACCTATAATCCACTGAGTACAAACGAGGATTACTTCTTTCCTACAACAGCAGACGGCCGCGGTTCTACAGTTGATGTATTACCGGGCGGTGCAAACTTAGGTGAGATCACTGACTTGCGATTCTTTACTAACAAACTGTTCCGTGGTTTGCGTATTCCTAGTAGCTACTTGCCGACTACAGCAGATGACGGTAGTCAAGCATATACAGATGGCCGAGTTGGTACAGCACTTATTCAGGAATGGCGTTTTAATCAATACTGCCAACGTCTGCAGGGCATGGTTGCTGACAAGATGGATTCGGAGTTTAAGCTATTTCTACGTTGGAGAGGCTTCAACATTGATGGTTCCTTATTTGATTTGCAATTTAATGAACCGCAAAACTTTGCACAGTACCGTCAAGCAGACATTGATGCTGCACGTATTGCTACATTTACACAGCTAGAAGCATATCCTTATCTAAGCAAACGTTGGTTAATGGAACGTTACTTAGGCATGACTAAACAAGAGATTAGCGAAAATGAACAAGCATGGGCTGAAGAGCGCGGCGATAATGAACTAAGTCAAGTTGATGCTCCTAGTACCCGCAGTGTGGGCATCACACCGGGCGGCGTCAGCGGCGAGCTTGAAGGATTAGGCGGCGAAATGGGAGCACCGGAAGGTGGCGAAGCAGCAGCAGGAGCTCCTGTTGGTGGAGCAGCAGCCCCAATGGGCGGAGCAGCTGGCGGAGCAGGGCTATAATTCGCAAAAGGGTTAAATACATTATGAATATTATGGAATTATTTGATCCGGCGCCTGAAGGTTATCAGGATGAAACGCAAGACAACACTGCTCTTAAAATGACCGACAGTCGTAAAACTCGGTTAACTCTGGCTCACTTAAACCAACTGCGGAAGTCACATGATGTCCGCAAACTAGAACACGAAAAGAAATTGCAAGCAGTTTCTACTCAATATGCACCAGCACCTGAAGCTGGTGGATTGCCGGGAATTTAACAGGTCCTGGCAAAATCAATCAAAATACCGCCATTTAGCAACGAAATATACGTAGTTTTGTAAATAACTTTACAAGGCCAAACAAATAACAAGGAGTTCCTATGAACAAGTTTGAGAAATTAATTGAATACATCATTAACGATGATGACCAAAAAGCTCGTGCATTATTTCACGAGATTGTAGTTGAAAAGTCACGTGACATTTATGAGTCTATCATGGACGAAGAAGTACACGGTAACCAAGTTGAAGAACTAACTGACCAAATGTCAGACGAAGAGTCAATTGGTGAAGACGAAGATGAATTTGCAGCAGACGACATGGGCGATGACTCTGGTGAAGAAGAAGTTGGAGATGAGTTTGGTGGTGAAGAAGAGCCAGCAGACGAATTTGGCGGCGAAGAAGAAGCCGGCGATGACAAGATTATGAACATCGATGCCAAGTTAGACGAGCTATTAGCCAAGTTTGACGAAATCATGGGTGATACAGGTGGTGAAGAAGACTTCGGTGGTGAAGAAGAAATGCCAGCTGGTGATGAATTTGGCGGTGAAGAAGAAATGCCAATGGACGCTATGGGTGGTGAAGAGCCAGAACAAGAGCAATTTGCTGAAGCAAAAAGCGGTTCGGGTAACCCATTTGCTAAAGGTTCGGGCAAGTCTGGTTCAGCAGTAAGCGGCAAGTCTGGTTCAGCCAAGAGCGGCGTATCAGGTAAGTCTGGTAACCCATTCGCTAAGAAAACAGAAAGCAAGCAATCTACAACTGAATTGATGCGTGAATACGTTGACCGTATTGGCGACATCTACGGTGGCGCAGGCGATGAGTCTGAAGGTACAGCAGTTGGCGCAACTGGTAAGAAAACATCGGTAAACGGTCGTTCTATTACCGGCCCAGGTGCAGACTTTGGTGGCAGCACAATCAAGCGTACTGGTGCAGATAATGCTAATCCAGATGGCAAAAGTGCTCCAAGCAGCGACAAGCCACAACAAATTAAATCTGGTAACATCAATGTTCCAGGCGGCAAAGCCGGCGGCGCTTTCAAAAGCAAAGAAGGCAGCAAGCCAGCAGAAGGCAGCACTACAGACGGTTCAGTCTCTGTAGAGAAGCAATCTGTATTACGCCAGAATTCTGGCAAGTAAGAGATTAGGACTATCAAATGGCTTTGTACCTAAAAGAGAACTTAACTTTTGACCGCGCAGGTATTCAGATTCTGTCTGAAGACAATGCTGACGGCAAGGGCAAGACTCTTTATATGAAAGGGATATTCATCGAGGGAGGTGTGAAGAACGCTAACCAACGTGTTTATCCAGTTCACGAAATTGGAAAAGCTGTGGAAACCATCAATGAACAAATCAAAGGTGGTTATTCAGTCCTGGGTGAAGTGGATCACCCGGATGACCTTAAAATAAACTTAGACCGTGTGTCCCACATGATTGAACAAATGTGGATGGACGGTCCTTGTGGTTACGGTAAACTGAAAGTCTTGCCGACCCCAATGGGAAAATTAGTGGAAGCTATGATTACCAGTGGTGTCAAGTTAGGCGTTAGCAGCCGTGGATCAGGAAACGTAAACGAAGGCAGTGGTCATGTAAGTGATTTTGAAATCATTACTGTGGACATCGTAGCCCAACCTAGTGCTCCGCACGCTTATCCTAAAGCAATTTATGAAGGCTTGATGAACATGACAGGTGGACAGCAAATTTTTGAGATGGCTAAGGATGCCACACAAAATCAAAGAGTACAGAAGTACATGAAAGAAGCGGTAACCCGCTTGATCAACGATTTAAAACTATAGGAGAAATATCCAGATGTTAGATGCTATCAAACCATTGTTGGATAACGGAATTATCAACGAAGACACACGCACAGCAATTGCTGAAGCTTGGGAAGCTAGAATTTCTGAGGCTAAAGAGACTGTCCGTGCCGAACTTCGTGAAGAATTCAGTCAACGTTATCAGCATGACAAACAAGTTATGGTTGAAGCTCTAGACAAAATGGTTACAGAGTCTCTTACAGCAGAACTATCAGAGTTTGCTGTTGAGACAAGAAGACTAGCTGAAGACCGTGTTGCTTTCAAAAGCACTATGGTCAACAATGCAGGTAAGTTTAACGATTTCATGGTTAGCAAGCTATCCGAAGAAATTAAAGAACTACGTGCAGATCGTAAACAGTATGAGAATGCTATTAGCAAACTTGAACAATTTACCATCCGTGCTTTAGCAGAAGAAATCAAAGAATTTGAAGCAGACAAAAAAGCCGTAGTGGAAACTAAGGTTCGATTGGTTGCTGAAGGTAAAGCTAAATTAGCTGAACTACAAACTAAATTCATTGCACAATCCGCTATCGCAGTTAAAGAGGCTGTAACCAATTCGCTAGAGTCAGAATTGACTCAACTAAAAGAAGACATCACCGCAGCACGTGAAAACATGTTCGGCCGTCGCTTATTCGAAGCTTTTGCTACCGAGTTTGCAGGTACTCACTTGAATGAGAACAAGCAAATCCGTGAGTTACAAGCTACTGTAGCCAAAGTAACTGGCAAGTTATCTGAAGCAGTTCAGGTAATCGGAACTAAGCAAGCTCTAGTTGAAAGTACAGAACGTGAAGTTCGAATCATTAAGGAATCAGCAGCCCGCAAGGATAAACTTGCAGAGATGTTGAAGCCTTTGAATAAAGAAAAGTCCGCAATTATGCGTGACCTTCTTGAAGGTGTGCAGACTGTTAAATTACAATCCGCATACGAAAAATATCTACCAGCGGTTCTAAACAGCAGTTCGGTTAATAAAGTTGCTGAAAAGTCAACTGTATTGTCTGAAAGTCGCGTTGTTGAAGTAACTGGTGATAAGACTGCTAAAATTGTTGAAGTTGCAGACATTAATAATGTCTATGAAATGAAACGTTTAGCTGGGCTAAAGTAAACCCTAAATAGGAAAAATAGAAATGACACAAAATTTATTAGAAAGCCGTTGGGGCGAAACCAAAGACGCCCTGCTAGAAGGCCTAAACGGTTCGCGTAGAACCACAATGGGCGTTATCTTGGAAAACACTCGTAAGATGTT